ACCCAAAATACTTTGCAACTGCCGAAGTTATACAACTCTGTGGAGATGGTATTCCAGCAGCTGTAAGTATTCCACCATTACACTCGTTGAGTATATGGTCTAAATTATCATAGACAAGTTTAGAACATTGTCTAACCTTTCCACCACTAACACCACCAAGATTGAAAAGGTCGTCTCGTTTAACCAAGTAACCATTATGTTCCTCTATTGGTGTTAATTCGTTTATCCAAGTATTAAAATGTTCTTCACTAAAAGTTGGGAAGTTGTCAAAATCAATCAACGTCTTGAACGGCTACAAGAAAGTAAGTAGCATCGTAATCATCAACCTTAAAGTTGATTTTTGATAAACCATCTTGAGCAACATATAATGTCGCACTTTCACATTCCTTATTAGCAGTAAGAACATCTTTGAATAGATTTGCGTTAAAAGACACATTATCTATGTTAGATGAAGCTGTAGTCTCAACAGGAATTGTAACTCTGTTTGTATTGATTGAAGAATAACCTATTACAAGTTTCACTCCATCATCATCAGTAATGACCGTAAAAGTATCGGTATCTGGTAGTGCAGATTTACCACTAATGAATCTATTAATGAAATTGGAATCCACTTTAATCTCTACCTGAAATTCAGGAAGTTGTTTTAGTGGTGGTGGTTGATTGATAACTGATTTATCCGACAACATAAAGTTGACTTTGGATAATGCATCAGAAATCTCAACAGCGATTGCCTTGTCACCCGCCTGAGTCAAATTAAGAGTTACATCATCATCCAAAACACCAAGTAATCTACTAAGTTGTTCTGTATCATAAACTCCCAATTCGGAATCCTCGAATGTCCAATTATTCATCTTCAATTCTCCGAGTAGTGCTTTATCACCAGTAATGAATCGAGTCGATAGACTATCTCCTTTACTATTGATAACCACTGCATTAACATTACCACCTAAATGGTATTTATCAATGAATCGAGTTAATTTGTATTTATTCATTTATCATTTCTCCTTATGTTAATATGATATATACATATATATCAAACTTATTTCTCAAAATCAAAAAAATCTTTCTATACTTTGCTCTTCGTCTACGGGCTTTCCCCAATCCAAACAATCGTAGAACATTTGTAATTTTTTAGTTAATGCTTGACCATATATTTTATCATGGTTAATATTTTTATTTATAAATTCCATTATTTCAGGTGGGTCCTCGTGTCCTTTGTAAGCAACTGCATTTAATCCTAATGTATTGTTTTTCAAATACACCCAACGAATCTTATCACCATTATTGATGAATTGATATTTCTTATCTTGTTTAAAATATCGAACCAAGTCATTGTATGCTATTGCTGCCTTTACATGGACAGGAGTTCCTTTTTTGAATGTGGTAAATACTGAACTATTTTCCTTGTCCTTCTTTTCCATATACTTCCATATTCCCTTGACACCCGTTGGTGATGAAATATCATCGAGTTCGTTGTATTTCATATTCTTCTTAAATCTTGTTATCCTATGGTCTATCTTATCCTTTGGAACACTTGCCAGAATATCATCCAACACATCAGACAATAGTTTTCTGAACAATGGGGCGAAATTACTACGAACCGTATCCAATCCTTTTACCATAGTTTTATTCACTTGAACACCATTATCCGAAATAATCTTCATCCCATATCTTTTCTTTACGATAAACAACCCTGCTTTAGCTACAATTTCTTGTTTAATCTCGAATCGATGTTTATCAAGATTACAGAACTTCTTAGCAAAGTAATTATAACTATCGTTTAAATATTTTTGGACTTCTGTTGCTATCTCGTTGATTCTTTGAGTCATCATTACATCACTCAACTCTGTATTTGGAAATCGTTTCTTTACCAATGGAACTGCTGAGTAGAAAACTGAATCAGTATCAATGTAAATACAATAGTCTTTTTCTGTTCCCAATTCCTTATTATAGAAATGATTACCAATCTTCTTTGTGAATTTGATTAACTCTTGACCTGTCTTTGTGGTGGCTTCAGCATTATCCAAATCGTAAAACCTAAATACAGGTAAACCCAATACACCATACATAGAGTTCAACACAATCTTCTGAATGTGTTGTCGTCTATTGAAGTATCCATATTGGTCGTCATCTCCAGCATCACCGAACTTTTTTGCTAACTTTCTAAACTCTTTTCTCTTATCAAACCACTCTGATAATAGAGTTGGAATCAATCCTTGTTTATCTGTTCTATATATGATACCATTGTTAGATACAGATACTTGATTTTTATCAAAGAAATCTTTTAATTCTGTTTCGGTGAATTGTCCTTTTTTCTTACCATTCATAATGATAGAATAAGTCTTATTCCTACCAGCTATAAACTCTTGTGGATTCCAACCTTCAATTTTACCAATCTTTGTTTCGGGTGATATATTTAAACTCATAATGATTGATGGATACATACTCGTAATATCCAAGTCATAAACCCAATCGTGTTTACCTTTTTGTGGGTCCTGAACATAAGCTCCTGTGAATTTACCATCTTTCTTCACATCATCTCGTGGTGTTTTATTTGGTGCTACAACTCCGAGTTTTTTCAGATACACCAATATAGCCCCTTCCAAAAATCGAGAGTCATATTGTATATCTTCATATGGAACATGACCTACATGACAAATCCCTCGAGCGACATCAATAAAGTCTAACTTATCATCTAACTTCTTAACAATCCTAACATCGTGAATGTTATATTTCACAAAGTCATTTAAGTGATTCTCGTATAGGTCATTTAGTGTTCCTTCGTATGAAATTTTATTTGTTCCAACCTCTGAGGCACCGATATCATCCAATCGATATGATGGTTTTGAACTAAATGTAAAGTTTTTATATAGGGCTAAGTAATCTAAGCAACTCACACCTGCTATCATAAATCGTTCTCTGTATTTATTCCAATAGACATTGGATATTGGAGAAAGACAATCTGCAACATTCTTACCGACTATCTGAGCTGAACGATTGTAAAGGTAGGGAATATCAAAACCATCTATGTTCCAACCTGTTATAATGGTTGGTCGCATTTCTAAATATTTAGCGTAAAACCTTTGTAATAACTCGTACTCTTTTTTGAAAGTTTCTACGGTTACATTTTTACCCCATTCATCGGGTATCAGTTTTTCTTGCTCATCAAGAACAAAACACCAATAATGGTCGGTTTCACTATCGTGAATCGCGATGGAAGTAATCTTGTTTTCTGCCTTTTGTGGACTTGGGAAACCTTCGGTTACTTCTACCTCGATATCGATTATCATAATACGATGACCTACTGATGGTTCATCACTATTAGTATACATATCAATGAGAGTTCTCGTTTCAGGATTAATATCACTTTCGTGTAATCCTTCTACGGACTTATCCCATTTATATGTCTTTTTTAACCTATCACCATATAGGGAAACATGAGTTCCGTAATTATCCTTAATATAGGCATACCTTTTATAAGGAACTATTACATGACCACTTCTATCATCCCATATATGTACTTTGTTCTTACGACTTTCGTAATATATGTTTTGGTACAATATAACCTCTTAATTTATAATTGATCTTACGAATAATATTTGACAATTCCAAGTGTTTTTTAGCTACAAATTGTTTCTACTAACTTTTGTGCAACTACATAAGGATCACAATTAGATGATGGTCGTCTATCTTCTAAGTAACCTTTTTTGTCTTTCTCCACTTGCCACGGAATACGAATTGATGCTCCTCTATCTGAAACTCCATAACGAAATTCATCAATAGAACAAGTTTCATGTTCTCCCGTAAGTCTTTGGTCATTATCTTGACCATACACATCAATATGTTCTTGTGGATTTTTTGATAATTTTTCACAGGCTTCTATTATCTTATCATAACCACCATCTTCTCTCATTTCTGATGTAGAGAAATTAGTATGACATCCTGCTCCATTCCAATCACCACCGATTGGTTTTGGATGTAGAGAAACCCACAAATCATTATTTTCACAAATTCTTTCCATTAACCAACGGGCAACCCATAAATCATCACTCATGTGGATTGAACCACCTGCACCAATTTGATATTCCCATTGACCTAACATTACTTCTGCGTTAGTTCCACAAATACTGATACCAGCATCGATACATGCATTTAAATGTTCTCTTGAAATCTTTTCTCCAATATTCCTACCACAATAATAATCCCCTTGTGGATTAGGTTCTCCAGCTTCTGGCCATCCTAATGGTCTATTGTTTTCGTATAAAGTATACTCTTGTTCAAACCCAACCCATTCTTCTATTCCTTTAGGTATGGTTTTTTCTAATTTTTTTCGTGTATTTGTTTCGTGTGGTGTATCATCTACATTATAAACTTCACATAAAACTATTGAACTATTTGATTCCAAAGGATTAGGATAAACCCTTACTGCCTTTAAAACACAATCAGAACTACTACCATCAGCCTGTTCTGTCGAACTACCATCAAATCCCCAAATAGGAATTGAAAAATCTAAGTTTTTATTTGAAGTCTTAACTACTTTAGTTTTACTTCTAATCTGAGTTGGATTACAACCATCCAACCATAAATATTCTAATTTATGCATCTACTTCTCCGATATAAAAAATGGGGGATATATTTCAACCCCCCAAATTTACTGTTTTAGAAATTAACAGACAATCCTAAGTTAAAGTATCTTGGTGTTCCAAGAAATACTTCAGCGTTGTGTGCTGCGTGAACTTTGTCACCATAACTATTGTATTGGCTGTGGTCTACAGCGTCTTGAACGAATACAGCATCTAAAGCGTTAAACAAATGTGCTGACAACGACACATCATATCCACCAGTCCAATCACTTGGTAGTTTATATGAAGCGTGAATATCAACTTTTTGATATCCAGGTGCCATCCATACTTGTTCTCTATCTGCGTCATCTACTGAATTACCATCATCGTCTGTTGCGTCAACATCATACTCACGAGAATCAGGACTCCAATCACTATAATTATCATCATAGATATTGTAGAGTGCTTGAATACTAAGTCCTTTAACAGGAGTTAGAGTTCCACCTAAGACATATGAAGTTTGAGGCATATCACCTACGAATAATCCATCAAGTGCGTAATTGTATTTGGTTGTTTTCAAACCACTTACATTACCTTGTTCATCATATTCGTTTTCTTGATAATTACCACTAGCATCTCCGTTGAACTGCCATTTACCAAAACTAAGTGCCGCGTCTATCCTAAACATTGAATGAACTTGTGAAGAAGCTTCTATCTCAAGTCCTTGATGTTTTTGATTGATACCACTAAGGAAGATAACATCAGTATCACCTGAATCACCTTGTCCTGTGGTTACGGATTTAGTAAGGTTTCGGTCTTTCCAATCTGTATTGTATACATTTGCCTTAACAGCAAATTTTTCAGATTTAAAATTAACACCAGCTTCTGTACTAATGAATTTCTCATTAGCAGGATCTGGTGCAACCGTACCATCGTAGTATATCACATTATCCATGATAGGTGGTTTTTCGACATATCCAGCGTTAGCAAATAAACTAACATTGTCATCTATATCGTAAACTGCTCCACCTTTTGCTTGGAGTGTTGTGATTGATGGTGCTTCAATTAACTCATTCTCAACCGTAAAATGGTCTTGATAAGTATACTTGATATTAGATACACCACCCATACCATAAAGGTTTAAATTATCCAAAGTATAATTACCTTGAACAAATCCACCTAACCAATCAACCGTAGTATGATTGTGGTATGCAATGATATCACCTAAACCAACTCTTTTACCATCTGCGTAGTTATCATCTGCGTAATCCATATAGTAATCACCACCCATCAAATCACGAACTTCACGAGCGTGTTCAATTTTAGCAGTTCTCCAATCAATACCAACTTGAACCTCTAAATCATCATTTACTTCATAGTTTAATTTGGAGATTAAACCGAGAGTATTTTGACGATTAATAGAGTTACGAAGAATACCTACTGATTGATTATTACCATCACCATGAGTTCTTGGTAGAACTCTCTTATCAACATAAACTGTGTCTGCGTCACCTGAGTTGTATGCAACCAATGTATTCCAATCTCTTGTCCAAGGAGAACGACCATAATAAAACTTATAATCTTCTCCACCTAAAACACCATCGGCGTCGAGAGTTGGAATCCTACCATAAGTACCAGTACCACCACCAGATCCACCACTCCAATAAGCTACAGATGAAAGACGAAGTTTTTCATTTATATTTAGGAAATGGTTAAGATTAACCAATGGTTTATGAAAGAAGTTTTCTCTTTCATTTAGGAAGTTAGGGTTGAATCTGTCTTGTAGTCCACCACCAAAAAGACCACCTTCTCCATACATATACCAATATTGTTGGCCTTTGTAATCTGAAGAAATTGGTGACCAATTCTGATTAAAGAATCTACCGACATCTTTGAACTTACCATCTTCCCCAAGTGCTGTTTCATCATATCCATCTATACTTGCAGCAAATTCAGAGTCATATGCTCCAATATTCTGTTTGTATAAATTTTGACCATGGCGTTGTGGAGCTCCGATAGCGTATAATTCAAATCGGTTATCTTTATTAGCTTGATAACTCGCACCAAAATAATATGCCCAAGCGTCTGTCCATGTTTTGTCGATGAGTCCATCACCTGTTTTTCGTACTATTGTACCACTTAACGCGAGTTTTTCTCCAATCAAACCACTATTGTAATTAAGAGTAGTTTTTAGAAAACCACCTGCGCCTGTTTCTTGTTTGAACTTACCACCCTTCTCGTGTTGAGCAGGATCGGTAATTATGTTCATAGTTCCACCGATTGAAGGTGTAGCTAGATTAACAGCTGATAGACCTCTTTGCATCTGAATTGATTGTGCTGCGTCTGCAACTCCATCCCAATTAGACCAATAAACCCATCCGTTCTCCATATCATTTTGGGGAACTCCGTTTATCATCACTGCTACATTTCGTTGGTTAAAACCACGAACATTGATACGAGCATCACCCGCACCACCACCTTGTTGAGTTGCGTATACACTTGGTGTAGTGTTAAGTGCCATTGGAACATCTTGACTACCAAGACGAAATTCCAATTCTTCCTTTACCACATTAGTGAATGCAACAGGTGTCTTTTCATCAGCTCTTGAAGCCAAAACCTCAAGTGCTGACATAGCTAAAACATCCGCTTCTAAATCGAAGTTGAGTGTTCCAACTATATCACCCACCTTAACATCCAATGTTAAAGGTGAATATCCAATGAATGAAGCAGTTAATGTATATGTGCCTTCGGCTCCAACATCGATAGTGTATTTACCAGATTCATCTGTTACACCACCTACATCAGTTCCCTCGACAACCACATTAGCTCCAGCCAATGGTTCACTACCACCATTAACAACTCCAACGATAGTTTGTGCAAACAATCCTGTCGTCATCAATAATGATATTATTAGATTACTTTTATTCATAAAAGTTCTCCTCTTTTTGGTTAAGACACATTTTTTCACAGGTGTGTCGACTGCCTGTCCGCTGGTTTTATTGTATGTGAAATTTTAATTACCATACTCTTGGTCATCATTATCACCAGTTTCAGGAAATTCTTCTACATCACAAAAATCACCATCACAGAACTTTTCTATGTTGGCTTCCTCTTTGTGTATTACTCCAAAGGATAGTTTTCCAAGTTTCTTAACTTGTTTATTATATTCCTTTTCATCAATTGATTCGTAAGGCATCTGTTTGTAAGCACCTAACTCATGTCTTGGTAAAAGAGATATACCCTTTAGATGATACTGATAATAATTTAAAACTTGTGGTATTTCATCACCTTCTCTTTCAGGATCGAATGTAACCGTACAACTAACTTGGTTGTCTGCCCAATGTCTTTGTAGGAAAGCGGCTAAACTGAATTGTTCCCAAATGGACAACTCACTTACGGTCCTGATTCCCTCACCGACATCAACTGGAACTTCTACAACCATTGTTGTATCCTCTGAACCAAATGCAGGTTCTACTTTGTATCCTGCCTTTATCATTGGTTCTAATAATTCTGAATGTTTTGAAACCCTAATTCTTCTGATATAAAACCTTGATTCAGGATAATGTAATCCTGGTGTAGCTCCTGCTAACAACGAAACCGTTCCACTTGGTTTTACACTTGTGGTTTTAATTGACTTTGGAATCGCGAACCAATCAGAATACATATTATCCCATTCTTGTATTGTGTCGTATCCTTCCTCTAACCAATTTTTTAATTCGTGTAATCCTCGTTGAGTAATAAACTGAGCTACTCCACTTACACTACATCCAATTCTTCTATTTCTTAACATCACACGATTTGTATCACTCCAATGTGTCTTACCCAATGTTACCGACTTGGCATACAGATAAGCATATTTTAATGTTCTTTGATAATCCTCTAATGAATCGTGGTTGTTTGGAAATGTTTCCACTAAACAACACAACTCATATGATTCAAGTGATTGTTCTAAACAAGGATTACCACCCATTACTCTATGGTCTTTATCATCCCCACCATTTTTCATACGAGAATATGTTCTCATATTTTCTAACCATGCAAATCCTGGTTCTCCATTATCCACAATCCTTTTTGAGGCCTCTGTATAATCCATACCCAATTCTGCAAATATTGAATTATTAGATGTCCAACCATATTGGTCACGATGTGGATTCACTTTATAGTTTTTTAAATCTAAGTATTCCTCATCATAAGGATCACCAAACACAATCTCTGCTGTTCGTCTTACATTACCTGCAACAACACACTTACCAATAAGGTTCATTATGTCTACAATGGTTGTTACGGTAATTGGTTCTCCACTATTCTTTTCTAATACCTTTTTGATATCCACATGAACTTCTTCTAATGGTTCAGGACCTGAACTAACTCCACCAAAACCCTTGATTGGAACACCAGCTGGTCTGACTTTTGAATAGTCAAACTCTATTGGTGCCTGACCATGAAAGTAAGCTTCTAATAATAGTTTTAAAGACTCAACCCATCCCTCTCTTGTATCAGGTATTTCGTAAACTTGTTCATCTCTATCTTTATCAACTCCCTTTACTACTATCTCCCCAGCACCTTTACAATCAAATCCAACACCAACACCTAACATACTTGCGTCCATAAGGAAACAAAAAGGTTTTGAGTAATCTTCTTTGATTGTTTTTGTTGATACAAATGCACAATTGTTTAGGGCGGCGTACAAACCTTTTTCTTCGGTAACGGGTGTTCCCATTGCCCAAAGTCCTCGGCCGGGTGGCAAGAATTTCATAGTGAATATTCGCTCATACATATCCTGTGCGGACGCTTGAGCTTGCCACGGATTCCACCCTAATTGATGTGAATCAATCCAATTTTTTTGCATGGTGTAAGTTCCTTCTACAACCCTCTGAACTGTTTCCCACCATCTCTCATTTTTTCCATCCTCTTTGATTCGAGAATAGGTTCTCATATAAACTAACTCACCTAATCCGTTAAAACCGAAAGGAGCTTTTCTTCTTTTATACTTGTTTATAAAATTTTCTGATAACTTAAATTTTTCCATCTGCACGATTTCTCCTAATTTTTATTTTGCTTTCCATAACTTTACCTCATATAAGTATAATATATATCGATTTCTATTCGAAGCCATCGGTATCTTTTTGAGAATTATTGTATTTATTTGCCAAGGTCTTTCTCAAATACTCTTGGCTATTGTCCATTTTTCCTTGTGTTGCTTGACCATCTTGGGTGTTAGATTCATATACATCAATCTTACCAATATTAGTATTAATACTCGATGGAAAAGTAATTCCATCTGGCCCAAATCTGTTTTTAATCACATGGAATCTACCTGTGTTTGCTATTTTATCCTCTACTTTCCTACTGACCGATACAACAAAATCTGCTATCATAACCTTTGAATAGGCCTCAGCAACTTTTGTAGCGTCAATCACTTCTTCTTCTAATGAACTACGATTTGCCTGTGAGGCTGTCCATATTGGACAATCCATCTCACCAGCCAATCCTCTTAAATCCTCGTAGATATTTTCCAATACATGCCGTTTTTCACTACCCACACCTTTAAGAATATCGGCGTAATCAACCAATATCAAATCAGGTTGTTGAGTTTGAATTTCTATCTGACTCAGATGTGAGGTTAGAGTTTGAACAGAGGCACTTTTTGTAGGGAAATACTTAATCAGTAATGTTCCCTTGAGAGAGTCTATTTTTTTCTTGACATCCTCTTGATAAAATTGTATATCTGATGTGGTAACTCCACTAAAAACCGTATCGTATCGAAGTCCAACATAATTCTCATTCAACTCCAATGTATAATGAACTACATTCAATCCCTCTTTAACAGCACTTGCTCCAAGTGTTTGTAAACACCAAGATTTACCAATACCTGCTGGTGCCACAACAACACCCAACTCACCACTAGCCAATCCACCATCCATTACTTCGTCTATTGGGTCCCAACCTGTTTTTACAGTATGTCGTGATGATTGAGTTAGTCTTTCTTCTATTCCAATTATATAATCATGTCCTAAATCTCTATCAGAACCAGCCTTCATAGCATTATCCACGAGTTTTTTGATTTGGTCGTATTGACCAACCTCAATCAAATCCACACTATTCATAATAGCCTGTTTCATAACTTGATTTTTACAGAACTCCAATGTTTGTTCTTGAACAAATTTTAAATCAGTTGATTTTACATTTCTCCAAGCCTCTTTGAGATTCTCCACTACTGAAACTTGTAGAACTTCATTCTCCATATCATCTATCTTGACTTTCATCACTTCAAGTGTTGGTGGGGTTTTATACTCAAAGAAATATTCTCTTATCTCATGACATATCCACTTATTAGCATCACTATCGAAATACTCTGGCTCAAGTATATCTGATATAGTTTGTATGAATTTCTTATCTGATAATAAAGATGATATTGTCTTTGATTGAAAGACATGACCGAATTGGGATAAAGTTGATTTATCACTCATTTTTAAAACCACTCATGTTGTACGATTCCTGCAGGATTTTCTGCTTTCTTAATTCGAGCTTTTAGTATTTTATAATACTCTTTTTCTCTTTCAATAAGTAGGTAGTTACGCTCTGAAAACACACAACTAATTGCTGTTGTTCCACTACCTGCGAATGGATCTAATACGACATCACCTTTACGACTACCAAGTGTAATTAAGTAGCTCATCAAGGTTGTTGGTTTTACGGTTGGATGATTATTTGCTGATGGTTGTGTTGTGAATTTCTGTTCCACACCTTTCATATCTTTACTCGGTTTATCACTTTGACCATTAAATATTTTTTCTTGTTTTTCAAATCTATCCAACCCATTATTCTTTTCTGATTTACTTGGTTTTGGAACTGCTAAAAATGGAAATGTTCTTTTAATTTCATCTGGTAATTTAGTCAATCTATCTTCCCACCACGAATCTAAACTATAAAATCTACTAAAATCTTTTTCTAATATATCATCACTTATTAATAGGTTTGCTGCAAATCTACCAAATGGTGATGCTTCTGCTGTATCATTATCTTCACTCTTAAATCCACTTGTCTTGAATACCGTATTTTCTTCTCTTGGTTTTCTCTTGGTGGTTTTTCTCATAGGTTTATCCCAACCACCTTCATACATTTTACCACTATCCTTTTCGTATCTACCATCGAAGTTCACTTGTCCAGCCACATTGTCTTTATCAAATTGTTCTTTATCGTTCATATCACCGAATGGTATTCTACAATCATCTAACCAAGTTACACCTTTTTGATTATTAAGTGCCTGACCTACATAAGTGTTTTGGTCTAATGGTTTCATTGCCACTATGACGATTTCTACAGCGGGTTTTGGTTGGTATCCAGCATAACTTCCTTCAAGATTTTCCTTTTCGGTTTTCTTACCAACATTCATAGCCTTTGGAAAACCTGTAGCGTATGTCCAATAGATTGGTGTGAAACTCACATCAAATCCTGCCTCTTGTAATGTCTGTAACATAACCATTTGAACATCACTTCTTGGTGCACTCATCACGAATGAAAATGAACCAGGTTTTAATACTCGTAATGCTTCTTCCCAAATAGGAACAAAAAACTCTTTCATACCATATGTGGATTTCTTCATACCAGGACTCATCCAACCTACGGTTTGGGATTTGGTAGATTGTTTTTCTTGAAATGTATCCCAATGTTTCCCCATAAATCCATATCCGTATGGTGGATCTGTACAAAGTAAATCTATTGAATTATCATCGAGTTTCTTTAGTTCCTCTAAACAATCCCCATTGATTGTTTTACTGGTCGCCATACATTTTTCTCCTTTTTTCTTTTCTCCGTTCTTCGAGTTTCTTCAATCTATACCTTTCCTTAGCCTTTTTTAGAATCTTGGCCTTATTACGCTCATAGTGATCCATCTGCCACTTTCGTTGAGCTTCGAGTTTTTCCTCTTTGGTATAGTATTTCTTTTTTCTACCCATTGTTTATTTTAGCAAACCTATTGAGTTGAGTCCAAGTTTGCATTATCCAACTATCCATATTTGGTAGAGCCCCAAACATCCTATCTTCAATAAACATCTTCTGAAAGATTACTTTATTCAGTTCAGGTATCTTACCATTTACTATTCGGTTAATCTTTAATTTAGCACCACCACTAATATCCACATCTGATAATTGCATCAATCTGTGATTAATATCTATGGTGTCTTGGTTATCAAGTATTAGATTGTAAAATCTCTCTCCTTGATGTTTTTGTGCTTCTTTAATTATGTCATCATACGACATAACCTTTCCTTTTGTGCCTAAATCAGGAAAGTGTTTTAGTAAGGTTTTAGCACCAATACCTTTTACCCCTTTTATATTATCGGAAGTATCACCTTCAAAAACTCTACTCAATAATAGGTTTTCTGATGTTACATTGTATTCCTCTAATACCATTTCAGGATTATACAACTTCTTCTTAGTAGGTGACCAAACTGAAATTCTGTCATTTACTAATTGTAAGAAATCTTTATCGGTGGACATGATAACAACATTACTATCTGGTAATATTTGTTTTGATGCATATCCTATAGCATCATCTGCCTCAATACCATCAATGGACATTATACTCACAGGTAACTTCTCTAAGTATTCCACACAACGAGATAATTGCATCATCATTGAGTGTCGTTCATCTTCGATATTTTCAAAATCGTTTACACGATTGAGCCTAATTTTTCCTGTTCTTCGTTTCGCTTTATATTCAGGATAAAGTTTACGGCGGCGGTTACTCCCACCTTTACCATCAAAACATATGATAGTGCGGGTAGGAGCTAACATCTTCACTGCGTAACCAACTGATTTCAGAAAACCAACTATTCCACCAATGTGAATTCCATCATCATTAGTAGTTGGTATAACACTAAACACTCTAATAAAGGTATTTAAGCCATCTATTATCAGTACTTTTTCATTGGGATTTGATGTGTTAGTTTTACCGCCGTGTTTCTTTATTTCATCAAGAATAGAAAGGTATTTGCCATTACTCATCACCAATCACTTCATCCGTGTAAACCACATCATCAATACCTAAATCTGCTGATTGGTATTTCAGTATGGATGCTTCACAGATTAAATCATAAAGGTGTTCTTGTAATCCATCAGTTTCTTTCAACTTCTTATCAAAGTCTTTAGATTGAAATTTGATATCCTTACCTTTATATTCTAAAGTATACCAAGCTCCAGCAACTTTCAAGAGTTTGTGTTCTTTCAGGACCGTTAACCAACTTCCCATATCATCTATACCACTATCGAAGTATAAATTGAAATCGGCATGTCGTAATGGTGGGCCTAAACGATTCTTGATAATCTGACATCGAGTTTTCATACCCAATACATTTTTTGCTGTATCTTTGATTTGCCCCATATTCTTTAAACGAATACGAGTTGATGAGTGAAATGGTAATGCCTTACCACCACTTGTTGTCCAAGGATCACCGAACATTACTCCGAGTTTCTGTCTGAGTTGATTAGTAAAGACAAGAGCTATTCTTTCTCTACCAATCATTTGTGTAACCTTCCTCATCGCTTTAGAAACGATAATTGCTTTACTCGTTGCCCATCCATCTTTCTCAAAATCGGCTTCCATCTCTACTTTGGTCGATGCCCCTGCTAAACTATCCACGAGGATTGTAACTAACCTATCTCTATCTGATTCTCTAATCTTGGTAACAATGTTTTCAATACATTGAAATATATCTTCTACGGTTTCGACATGAAGATATAACAAGTCTTGAACATTAACACCAATAGTTTCTAACCATTCTCTACTAACAGAAGTTTCGGTATCGATATAAACTGCTATACCACCTTTCTTCTGAGTTTCTGCAAGAATGTGAGTTCCTATTAGAGATTTACCACTTGATTCTAAACCATTTATCTCCGTGATTCGTCCTACGGCTATTCCACCATTAGGACGATTGGAGATTGCTAGGTCTAAAATTGATGAACCTGTTGAGATAAATTCCTTTACATCAGTAGGTGTAGCATTTGAACCATCTAAGAAATAGGCTACTTTCGTATCCTTGAACTGCTTATTAAGGTTATCGGCAAGAACTTGTGCAAGTTCATCTTTTGCTGATATAGACATATATGTCTCCTTTTCTATTTATTAAACAGGTCGTCAAAAGCATCACTAACATTAGAAGTGTTTGTTACTGCACTTTCTAATTTCTTGTTTGTTGATGCTGGTACGGGATTGTCTGGTCCTTTATCTTCACCATCTTCACTTGGATTTAACCAATCTTGTAAGGCGTCTGAGAGTTCGTCATAACTTAATTCGTTATAAACTTCACGGATGTCTTTTTGGTCATCGAGTAATGTAGTCAAAACTGCTTTATCTTCTGTAACTGGTGTTTGATTTGGTTTAACACGGATGTTAGTCTTAGGAAACGATGCTCCGGTTTCTTCAGCTGTTAGGAATTCAACCACGACATCTCGTCCATTAACTGGATCACTAATGTCACCATAGTCAGGATCTGCTATAATTGATAGTAGTTCTTGATATACGGTTTTACCAAATCCCCAAAACTTAGAGCCTTGGTTTTCTTCACCACGAACACAAACTGGTGCAAAAGTTCTGAGTTTTGCTTCTAACTTCTTACCAAGTCTCCAATCTTCACGATTTCCACTTGACTTTAGTTTTTCAGCAAATTCTTCAATCGGATCTGGTCTACCAAATGAGATTGGTGAAAGATAAGACTTTCCACCCAAATCATAATGAAAGAATAGCTCGATAAAAGGAACTTCTTGATTTAGTTTGTAAGGTAAAAGACGGATTTGTGTCTTTCCTGGTTGAGGTTTCCACAAGTTTGTTGTTCTTGTAGTTGAGGTTTGTAACTGGTTTAGTCGCTTTCTTACGGCTTCAATATCCATTTGTTATCTCCTTATTGTTTATTATTATTTGTTAATTTGTAATTGTATACATTCCATATACAACTATAAGTATCGGTTTGTTTTAAAAACAACACAATTTTTTTGCTAAAAAAAAGGTGATGAGTTTTAGATAATAAAAATTATCGAGTATATGTAAGAAAGCCTCACCACCTTAAAGTTCGGAAATATTGGGGATGTTGGACTAACGATTACCAACAACTTCAAGCTCAGATTTTTTTCTCCCTTGTACCTAACACCTATCAGTTACGATAGTTCTCCTCAATGATGGTTAGTCATCGTCAAAGTGAGTACAACCTCTGTGTCATTACTTTATCTCTCTGAGTTTAGATTGATTCAGTCATAAAGTGGGATTTCGGTTTTACCCTTACCCACAACAAGGTCTAAAGAATCGTGTTCTTTATATTTTCTTGAAGTACATTCTCTCAGTATTGTCATACGATATTTTCAACATTTAGCCGAATATCAACCCACCATAGGTCTAAGAGCGGATTACCTTATGAGCTTCTAAAGGTTACTCATTGTTCGGTCAATCCCATACGAAGTTAATTACTCCTCGTACTTCTCAAATTTCCAAAATTTTCAAAAAACTTTTGTCTTGAAAGACATATTATATATATACACAAAAAATCCCAAACGATAGGTTTTTTTTGCGTTTTTTTAAAAAATTGGGGATTCCAGTAATCTTACGATATGCAGTGATGTCTTAACATCCTAATCCCCAAATTTTCAAAAATTATTAATGGTAAGGATTCGAACCTTACAAGATAATCTCATTTCCACTCATTAAATTTTTGAGAGTTCCAAATAGGTAGTCACTCTCAACCCACCATCCTTTCAAATTATCGTAGAAAGGACGAAACCACGATTGTTATTTAAGCTAATTCCAACATACTGAATGGAACACTATAAATCCTACCCCTCATATCAACGAGAGCTTTCTTGATGTTCATTTTAGTAACAACACCTTCGGTTTTTTTGGTTTTTTGAACCACCCAAACCTTAGAACCAACACCAAGTGTTGATTTACCTAATAGAGTTTTACACTCACTAATAAATGATGATAAGTCATTCAACTCTGAAAGACTGCTTAATTTTCTAATTTCATTTTTAATATTCATTTGTTATTTCCCTTTATTTAATTAATACTTGATCTTACGAAGAAAAAACGAGAAAGTCAAGT